GCACCGAAGGCTCGCCAGATGGATTGGTTGCGGTAGCGTCAAATTTCCGCGAAGTCTGGGCGTTTGGTACTAACTCAATTGAAGTCTGGTACGACTCAGGCGCAACCGATTACCCTTTGCAACGCATCCAAGGCGCATTTAACGAACTGGGTTGTGCCGCGCCGTATTCTGTTGCCAAGATGGATAACGGGATGTTCTGGCTTGGGCGCGACCGTCGCGGGCAGGGCATGGTCTACCGTGCTAACGGCTACACCGGCCAGCGGATCTCAACCCATGCGATTGAATGGCAAATCCAGCAGTATGGCAACATCTCTGACGCGATTGCCTACACTTATCAACAAGGCGGTCATTCTTTTTATGTGCTGACATTTCCGTCTGGCAACGCCACTTGGGTGTACGACGCTGCTACGGAAGCTTGGCACGAACGGGCTGGCTGGGTAAACGGCGATTTTACGAGGCACCGCAGCAATTGTCAGATGGCATTTAACAATCAGATTGTTGTTGGCGATTTTGAAAACGGCAATTTGTACGCTTTTGACTTAGATGTGTACGCCGACAACGGCGGCATTCAGAAATGGTTGCGCTCTTGGCGGGCTTTGCCAACTGGTCAGAATAACCTAAAACGCACCGCACACCATAGCCTACAACTTGATTGCGAGTCTGGCGTTGGTTTAAATTTGGGTCAGGGGTCAGACCCAAAAGTTATGCTGCGCTGGTCAGATGATGCGGGCCACACTTGGTCAAACGAGCACTGGTCGCCAGTTGGAAAGATTGGCGCTTATTACCATCGGGTGTTTTGGCGGCGCTTGGGTATGACCTTAAAGCTGCGTGATCGGGTCTACGAAGTTTCTGGGACCGATCCGGTTAAGACGGTAATCATGGGTGCAGAGTTGATTTTGAGCGGCACAAATGCCTAACGTAACGCCGATCACGCCACCGCGAGTACCGCTAGTTGACTCCCGTACGGGATTGATTGACCGCGCTTGGTATTTGTTTTTTCTGTCGCTAAACAACGCGGCGACTCAAGTCTATGACAATCCGGCAGTAGGGCCAGACGCAGTATCGTTGACTGCATCTTATGACGCCGCGCTTCAAGAGTTAACGCAAAACGTAGATACCCAGCCCACGCCAGTCGATCTGAACGCTGAACTGATCAAACAAATCCAAATAGCGAAGTTAGCAGATTGCTGCTCGGCCTTGGTATCGCAGATTGCCGAGATGCAGAAACAGATTGATGGGTTGCAGTTTCAGCCGATTGTGGACGTTGGTGCTATTAACGCGGCTCTTGCTGTTTCACCCAGCGCACCAGTAACGTACACGGCAAATTTTTTGGTTGCGGCTACAGATGTATGGATCATTAACAACAAGTCTGGCTCGTCTTGCACCGCCACGTTGCCCGCCGCGTCTGGTTATTCAGGACGAGTTTTGCATTTCCAGAACTACCAAGCGCAAACGCTGGTGTCGGCGTCCAGCAACGTAGTAAAAATTGGTGGTGGTGTTGCTGGCACCTCAATCTTGTTGGCAAGCGCGGGCGACCAATCTACCTTAGTTTCTGATGGCACAAACTGGATAATGATGCAATATGTGCCTAACAATATTCTGCTTTTGGAGTAATTAATGGTTACCGTCAAAGTTCTAGTCCCCGCTAAATACGCGGAAGCTTCGCAAACAACCGATTACATTGCAACTGGCGTCACCGCAATCATTGACAAGTTTACGGCAACGAACATCAGCGCGTCTGCTGCTACAATTTCTGTCAACTTGGTCACAACAGGTGGGTCTGCCGGAAACGCCAACTTAATCACCAAGACCAAGACCTTGCAAGCGTCTGAGGTGTACACATTCCCAGAATTGGTTGGACAAGTTCTAGGTGTTGGCGACTTTATCAGTACAATTGCCGGGGCGGCCAGCGCGATCAATATCCGGGTTTCTGGGCGGGAGGTGACATAATGGGTTGGTTTAAAAAATTAACCGGCGGCATTTTTGAACCAATCAGCCAAGCGCTTGCCGATGTAGACGATACCGTCCGTGAAAAACTTCCGGGTGGCTGGACCCTCCCCGCGCTCTTGGCGGGCGGTTATGTGTTTGCCCCCGAGATCGGCGCTTTCTTTAACTCTGCAACCGGCGCGACTGTTCCGGCGTCAGCGGTTCAAGGCGCGGGTGCTGGCGCGGTGTCTACTACTACCCCCGGTCTGCTTGGTTCAAGCATGAGCGCGGGCACGTTTGCAAACCCAGCCGTATCCAACAGCTTACTGTCGTACCTTCCTTCGGCCAGCACCGCGCTTACCGCCGGTAGTTCGCTTCTTGGCGCTGGCGCGTCTTTGGGCGCTGCTCGCACGATGGCAGATGCCAATCGAGCGATGGGGGACGTCAACTACAAAATTTACCAAGAGCAAAAAGCACTTCAAGAACCTTGGCGTCAAGCGGGTGAAGAGGCGCTCAATAAGTTGCGCTCGCCTGAGATGCAGTATTCTCCGTTTACTGCTGACAAATTTCAAGCCGATCCTGGCTACGCGTTCCGATTGTCTGAAGGAATGAAAGCACTTGACCGCACCGCTGCTTCACGTGGGGGTTTGTTGTCTGGCGCTACGCTTAAAGGAGCACAACGCTACGGTCAAGACCTAGGTTCGCAAGAATTCCAGAACGCCTATAACCGATACAACACCGACTACAGCATGAGACTTGGACCGCTACAGACGTTGGCGGGTTATGGTCAAGGTGCTACAAATAACTTAACCAACACAACTGGCGCTTACGGCGCTAACCAAGCTGAAAACATAGCGACTGGCGGCAACATACGAGCGTCTTCGTACATGAACGCAGCAGACGCGCTTGCTCGCGGGGCAAGCCAATACTTGAGAAACGAAAGCGACAACGCTCTCATCGCCGCATTACGGAGGCCGTGAAATGCCGCTTAACACTAACCTTCTTCGCCCGACCGCTGGGATTGAACTGCCCGATCAATTGGCTCGTATGGCTACGGTTGAGCAGATTAGGTCTGCTCAGATGAACCAAGAAACCGCGCGTATTAACCAACAAATTCACAACGAAAGTTTAGCGAAAACCAGACGCGCTCAACAGTATCTTGAGCAGTTAGTTCCTAAACTAACGTCGCTTGGCGCGCCTGATCAGCTAGAAGCACAAGTTCTTGCGTTGCTAAACGCACCAGATGAAAATCTGCAAAAACACGGCGCAGATATGCTCAAGGTATGGCAGCAAGCCAGCCGCGAAAAAAGATGGTCTGATAGGTTTGGTACGCCGCCGGAGCCAACCGTAGCGACTGGAGCTATACAGTCTCCAGAAGTAAAAGTATCACCGTTAGAAACAGGCCCGTCGGGCGTAGCCCCGCAAACATTTAACGCCCCGGCGGGCGTTGCTGGCGTTGTTGTTGGGCGGGAACAGCCGCCTCCCATGCGTCTTAATAATCTTCCCGGCGCGTCTGAAGGTCTGGCTCAGAATCGTTTAAAAATGATTCAAGACGCCAAAGCTGAAGTGTCGTTTGCCGCACGAGAAGCCGCATCAAACCCAAGCGCGTTGCCATATCTTACCGCCGCGCAAAACAGACTTCAAGAGTTGCTTAACAATCCGATTGGCGAAGCTGGCAAAACCTACATGGTCAACGGCAAACCAGTACAGATGCCGCTTGCGCCGTTGGATAGTCAACGAGAGTTTGAGGCAACTCAAGGTGATCCCGCATACGCAGCGTATCTACAAAGTAAACGGGCGCCTGTCGGCGTATCTCGCGGTGAACGTCTGTTTAACCCTGCTACTGGAAAAATTGTAGCCGAAGGACTACCCCCAGAAGCGCCGCCGCTTGAAAAAATTGTAGATAGCGCAGGAAACGTAAAATTTGCACCGCGTTCACAAGCCGTAGGGCAAACCCCCGCGTCTGAGTTCACAGGGGTTACTGCTAAAGAAATGCAGAAACGGGAAGCTGATTATCCGGCTGCAACGGCTACATTAAGATCATTTGACCAACAAAGCAATAGTTTTATAAAAGATATGGAGGAACTTAGGAATCACCCTGGGTTGTCTCAAATATCTGGAATTTTGGCTGGCCGAATCGGTGGTATAACTTCTGAAGGTAGAGAAGCTAAAGCGCTGTACGACAAAATTAAAGCTAAAGGTGGCTTCCAAGCCATTCAAGATCTTAAAAATCAATCCAAAACGGGCAGCGCGTTGGGCGGGGTGTCAAACGAAGAAGGTCGTAAACTTGACGCTTCGTTTGCTGCGATTGATCGAGTTCAAGATGCGCCAAGCATTCAAAAAGCGCTCGACGACGCAGTTATGCAACTTAGAAATTCTAAACAGATTCTGCGCGATAAGTACGATTTGACTTATGAATATCGCGCTGGTCGTCCTGCCGCCGCGCCTGCTGCACCTGCGGCCGCAGTTAGCAACATACCCCCTGCTGCAATTGAAGCATTAAGATCTGGTAAAGGTAACGCTAAACAATTTGACGAAATTTTTGGCGCTGGCGCGGCGGCTAGGGTTTTAGGCGGGAGAAAATAAATGGCTGACAATCCGTTCGCCCAGTACGCGCCGCAACAAAACCCGTTCGCGCAGTACGTTCCAACACCCGCGCCTGACACAACACCAAAGTTTACGCCGCGCGTGCCGGAAGCGCCATCAACCATGCGGGTTGTAGAAAGCGCGCCGTATGAAATGTTGGGTGGTACAGCAGACTTGTTGCTGAACGCGCCGTACAACATTATGAATCTAGGCAAGATGGGGTTTGGAACGCTCGCTACTTTAGCGGGGCGGCGCGATCTTGCACCAGAGCCAAGCAGCATCACAACTCCAGACTACGCGACAAATGCGCTGCGTAGACTTGGATTGATTAAGGCAGAACAAAACAGAACGCCAGAACAACGTGTGCTTAGTTCTATTGTTCAAGCCGGTACGGGTGGGTTAATGACTCCAACCCGTACGTTGCCCGAGTTAGGTTCTGTAGTCCTTAAAAATATGCTTGGTGGGGCAACTGGTCAGACTGTTGCTGAAACAACCGGCAGTCCTGAGTTGGGCGTCGCCGCAGGCATGGCTACGCCAGCGGGCATAACCGCAGCGGCGCAAAGACGGCAAGCAACTTTACAAGCCGCACAGCAACAAAACGCGGTTCGGGACGCGACCATTCGGCAAGCGCAACAAGAAGGTTTTGTTGTCAGCCCTGGCAGTATTTCCCCGTCAAGCCAAAACGTGCTGCTTGAACGTATCGGTGGCAAGACGCGCCTTGAACAGGCGGCGTCATCGTCTAACCAGCAGACTACTGACAGATTGGCGCGCCGCGCGGTTGGGTTGCCAGAAAATCAGCCTATTACGTCTGAAGCGATGCAACGCATACGCGCGGATGAATTTAATACTGGATACGCGCCGTTGCAAAATCTTGGGCAGATGCCCACAGACAACATATTTCAAAATACATTAAACCAAATAGATCAGCGGTATACCGGCGCGGGGCGATCATTTCCTGGTGCTGTTCCTGACGTTGTTGCTCAGACAATTGCCCCTTACCGAGTGGGGGCGTTTAACTCTGCTGATGCTTTACAAGCAACCCGAACGCTACGCCAACAGGCAACGGCCAATTTTAGAAGCGGTAACAACGATCTAGCTCACGCGCAGCGTCAGATTTCAAATGCGCTTGAAGATCAAATTGAACGGAATCTAGCAAACGCCGGAAACCCTAACGCTCAAGCAATGCTTGACCAGTTTAGGGCATCGCGGCAACGTATGGCTATCAGCCATGTCGTAGAAGACGCAGTGCGAGAAGGGTCTGGTTCTATTGACGCTAAAAAATTAGCGCGTGATCTACAACGCGGCGATTACCTTACCGGCGATCTTCAAACCATCGGCGCGTTTGCAAACGTAGCGCCGCGTGTTAACCAGCCACCATCGCAATTTGGAGCGCCGGGGACCGGCACAATGCTTGGGCGTGGCATGACTGGCATGGTCGGCGCGGGAGTAGGCGCGATGACTGGTGGTCCCTTAACGGCGGCGCTTGGTGCTGTCGTACCGGAAGCAACTTCTGCTGCCGCGCGGGCGTATCTGTTGTCACGGATGGGACAAAGCCGCGCGCTTCCAAACTACAACCGCGCTGATTTTTTAGCTCAAGATACCCTCACGCCCGGATTGCGTAACGCACTAATGGGCCTTCCAATAGTCAACCAACTAGGCCAATGATGGTTACATTATCTGAAGTTGATCACAAGATTGACGCCCACGTAGACGTCTGCGCGATCCGGTACGAAGGTATTGAGAAAGAGACGCGCGGTATCCACGCGCGGATCAAGCGTCTAGAACAGATCCTGATCACGGGCGGCGGGGCCATCATTATGATGCTGCTGACAATGCTAATGAAAGGTCATTAAAAAGTCATCGTCAGTTCGTAAGATGAAGTTCCTTCTTTTGGAGCCTGACATGAAAGACGACATCCTTGCCGCGATCAATGAATCCGAGCCAGTTGACGCCCTGAACGCTCTGTTCTCGGTGGCCTTCTTGGTTGCTAAAGCATCGAACATCAACGAGTTCACCCTGTCCTCGCTTTTCTCTTCGACCGCCGACGCTCTCTTCCAAGCCCATGCTGAAGACGAAGAAGAGGAAGTTGAGGCCGAAGAGGTTGACGAACAGACCGACGAGTAATGCTCAGACCCCCCGATGATCTCGGGGGGTCACCCAACCGCAACAAAACTGTGGTATTTGGGGTGCTTCTCCTAAAAGGATGAAGAATGAAACCATCAAAAATCACAGATGAAGAATTTTTGCGGTTATGGAACGAA